GAGGATGACAAATTCCCATGATGGTAAAAATTGTTTTCAATTTACGGCGGGATTATTTAGAATGATTTGTGAGAATGGGTTAGTTATTTCAGATACAGAATTTGAAGATATTAAAATGCGCCATATGGGTTATACCTTTGAGGATTTACAAGGTCTTATTAAAGATATGGTTGAAAAATTACCTTTAACTGTTGATTCAATGAATAAGATGAAAGATGTTGAGTTAGAAGAAGAAGAAATGTTTAATTTAGCAAAAGATTTATTAAATATTAGAGTTGATGGAACAGATAATACATTTACTGATATTGCCGTTACTAATGTATTAGAATCTCAACGTAAAAAAGATGAAGGTAATGGGTTATGGGAAGTATTTAATAGAGTCCAAGAAAATATTATTAATGGTAATTTTTATTACAATACTAAATCGGGAAAGCAAAGACAGGCTCGTATAATTAAAAACTTCAAGCAAGACATGGACGTAAATAAGAAAATGTTTAGTAAAGCTTTAGAATTAGTAGCATAATATGGAAAGAATAACACTAGAACAAGCAAAAGAATATGTTGCTCTTAAAGACAACCATTCTAATAAGACCGTAGAAGCGGCAGAATATTTTACATTAACTCCCTCCCCTAAAAAAAAGGGTTGGGAAAATGTAACTTACTATACAGCAAAAAAACTTAATTTATTTGCAAATCGTGGTAAAGGAGATCAATGGGTTTATGTTTTAAAAAATGAAGCTACTCCAGGACTATTAAAAATAGGATATACAAAACTTACCCCAGATGAGCGAGCTAAACAAATTTCTAATGCAACGGGTGTGCCACTACCATACGAAGTAGCATGGGCTTACCGTTGTTTTAACGGCGAACTACTAGAGGGCGAAGTACATCATGCATTAAAAAAGTATCGCGTTAATAACCAAAGGGAATTTTTTCAAATTGGGTTAAAAGAGGTGAAAAAAACAATAAAACAAACATATAAAAAATTAAACATAAACTATAAAATTAAATAAAATGGAAAAAGAAGAACTAGATATTAAAAAATCAGAATTAGTAAATGACTTAATGGCTACTATTACTATAATGGAAGACTATTGGAGATTTCACCCGGATAATGAAAATACTCAGGATGTTAGAGTAGAGTATACTAAACTTCAGGAATTGAAAAAAGGAATTGAAGATGAACTTGCAGAATTAGATAAAGAGTAATATTTATAATCAAAATAGATTATGTATATTTACAAAGCAAAATGTGTTAGAGTAGTTGATGGAGATACTATAGATGCAACCATTGATTTAGGTTTCGATACCTGGAAGAAGATTAGAATTAGATTAGTTGGTATGAATGCCCCAGAATCAAGAACAAGAGATTTAGAAGAAAAGGCTTTAGGATTAGCTGCTAAGGCGTTCCTTAAAGATATTTTGGGTAAGCACGATAACGATTTTATATTACATTCTCAAGGCGTAGGTAAATATGGTAGATGCCTAGGTAATATATTTTTAGGTGACCAGAATGTTAATGATTTAATGATAACTGAGGGTCATGCTGTAGCATACCATGGAGGTAAAAGATGATAAATAAAGATAACATATTTGGATTATTTAGTAAAGAGAAAGAGGAGGTAAAACCTGCTTTTACTCTGAATATGGATGATCCATATACTAAAATAGGTATGTGTGTAAAATTAATCCAAAATCATTACATATTTCATAAAAAATTAGAAAAATTCCTAAAATCAGAAAATCCAGATTATGATATAGAATCTACAAAAGAAGCTTCTGAATTTACTGTTTATAGTAGAGCATATAGTTATTTATCTAAGATAGATCCTAAGGATAAGAAAAATATAAAAGTTATAAATTCATTTGACCCAAAAGCGATAAAAAAATCACTAAATACACTTTTAGATTACTTTATTTCTACCGAAGAATATGAAAGATGCGCCCACATCCACAAAATTTTAGAGAAAATTACAAAATAACTAGGATACCCGAGATATTTTATGTACCTTGGTAATACAGGTTTAGTAAAAAATGGGAATTGAAACAAAGGCAATAAGGGGTATAAAAATAATAAACATTAATAATAAATAATTTAATATGGCACTCAGAAATAAGGAATTAATCCTTAAAAAATTAGAACAAATCGAAGACAAATTCACAGTACTAGATACGTGTGTAAAAATGAATGACTCTCATGAGAAATTCTTTAAAACAACAGAAAAAGGTAAGGCACTTGTACAAGAAATTTTAGCTTACATAGATAACGAACAATAAAAATAAAAAGGTTATGAAATTAACAGCAGAACAGTTACAATCAAATTGGGAAACATTTAACAACAATATCAACGATCACATTACAGGCGATCGTAGACAAAAATTATTAGACTTCTATAAAAAATATGAAGAACGAATAATATTAATGCCAGCATCTCATAAAAAGGAATACCATTCAGCCTTTCCAGGAGGATATGTTGACCATGTAAATAGAGTTGTTGACGCATCTTTAAAAATGTATGATGTTTGGAAACAATTTGGAATGGATGCTACTACATTTACTATTGAAGAACTTGTGTTTTCTGCTATTAATCATGACTTGGGTAAAATGGGCGATTCAGAACATGAAGCTTATATTCCTCAAACTGATAATTGGAGACGAGATAAATTAGGTGAAGATTATATGTTTAATAAAAAATTAGCATTTGCTGCTGTACCAGATAGAGGATTATTTTTACTTCAAGAACATGGTATATCATATACATTTAATGAAATGATAGCCATTCAGACTCATGATGGTTTATATGATGCGGCAAATGAGAAATATTTAAAAGCTTATATGCCAGAACAAAAACCTCGTACATCATTACCCTTTATTTTACATCAAGCTGATATGATGGCTGCACGTATTGAATTTGAGGTAGAATGGCTTCCAAAGTTTATACAAAATAACTTGGATACGCCAAAAAAGAATTATACATTGTCGGCGAATAAAAAATATAACCCAAAAGCAAAAGCTTTAAACACAATAAAAAGTGCAGGGTTAAAAAATATGTTAGACAATTTATAATATGACAACAACATCAATAATAATAATTTCAATTTTATCCCTACTAATTATAGTTTTAGGATATACAACATTTAATCTATTACGTAAAGTTGAAACATCAGAAGATGTTATTGTTAAGTATGATACATACATAACAGAATTTAGTAAACAATTAGAAGCATCAGATAAACGCCTTAATGAAATAGACCTAAAAGGAATGTTTAAAAGTGATGATGAAATTGGTTGGTTTTTTGAACAAATAAAGGTACTACAAAATGGAATATCAGAATTCAAAAACAGCTAATGGCAAAAAAAAGACGCAAAAAGAGTAAAAATTATTTTACTCAAGATACGGAGAACGCTATAGTACTCTACAACAATACAGAAGATTTTAAATTACGATCCACAATTTATCAGCATGAAATTCACTATGCTTTTTTTAAGTTAACCGAAAACATTATCCATACCTTTAAATTTTACCATACAGAGGTAAGTAATTTAGAGCACTTACAACATGAAATAATAACTTTTTTACTTTCAAAAATACATTTATTTGATCCTACAAATGGGGCTAAAGCATATTCATACTTTGGTACTATTGTTAAACGTTGGTTAATATTATATAATACTAAAAATTATAATAAAAAAATAAAGAATGTACCCGTTGATAATTTAACTAAAGATGGTTCAGGGTATACTTACGATATGGATTCAGGTAAATTACAAGATGATTTAAGTAAATACATTGATTTATTTGTAACACATACTAGTGATAATATTTATGAATTATTTCCTAAAAAGAACGATGCTCAGATAGCAGATGCTATACTTGAATTATTTAGAAAGAGGGAAACAATAGAAGTATTTAACAAAAAGGCACTTTATATATACATCAGAGAGATGGTAGATGTAAAGACTCCAAAAATAACCAAAATAGCTGATAAACTACATAATATATTTAAAAGTAAATATGTATTTTATTTAGAAAATGGTTGGGTTAAATTCTAAATCCATTCTTCATTAATATTTATCATAAAACATTATGAGTAAATTAGATAACCTTGTATTTGGCACTAAAAAATTCTCTGATATACTAAGTGAGATATACGATAACCAAAAGACAAAATCAAAACAAATATCGGGTTTAATATCCGAACTTAAGCCTCTTATTAATGATATTGGTGATGCAACTTTAATTGTGCCACTTATTAAAGAATACATGGATATTGGCGTACGTAACGATGAACAATTAATTAAAATGGCTACTATAGTACAGCGTGCGCTTAATAATAGTACTAGCGAAGATGCCCTGGGTATAACGGAAGAAGAAAAATCAGAATTAATGGCTGAGTTAGATAAGTTAAATACCAATTACGAAGAAAAAAATGGGGACATTTAAAAGAGGCTTTGCAGGATTAAATGAAATTAACAATCCAGTTGATGTTTCAGGGAATTTATCAAATGAATTATCAAGTTTATCTGAAAGGGTTATTTTTGCTAGAGTAACTGATATTGTTTTAGATAACAGACACCCTAAATTTGCTTCTTATGGTAGTTTTAACGGCATAGGTACTATAGATTTTGAATTTGTAGACAAATTAAATGCAGATACCCCACAATCATCAACAGCAATCCCTTTAATATCAGCAAATAAAAATTATCCTTTAGTAAATGAAATAGTATTATTATTTTTGTTACCCAAAAAACTTTCTACTGGAGGAAATACATATTCTACATCTTATTATTATTTAAATCCTATAAGTATTTGGAATCACCCTCACCAAAATGCACTTCCAAAAGTAAATATACCTAATAATGGTGAAGGAAGTGATCTTACATATGAATCTATAGAAGATGGATCTAATGTCTCAAAAGTAGATAGTACTAATAGTACAGTTTCATTAAATGGGTTAAATCCCAGTGGTGGTGTTTTTACAGAAAATGGAAATATAAAGCCTCTAATACCTTTTGTTGGAGATGTTATAACTGAAGGTAGATTTGGTAATAGTATAAGATTAGGAAGCACAGTAAGATCACAAGGATCACTTCAATTTCAAAATAATTGGTCAAGATCTGGTTCAATTTCACCTTTAGGTTCACCCATAACTATTTTAAGAAATGGTCAACCCGCAAGTGGAAGTGCTGGGTGGATTCCTTTAGTTGAAAACATAAATGTAGATCCATCATCAATATATTTAACATCAACTCAAACTATTCCTATTATAAATTCTAGTGAGATATATAATTCATTAAGTAAACCTCCAACATTACCTAGGGAATATAATAAAAACCAAATATTATTATCATCCGGTAGATTAGTATTTAATTCTTCTGTTGATAGTATTTTAATGAGTAGTATTCAAGATATTTCTTTATCATCCGAAAATGAAATAGGAATAGATAGTAAAAATAATATTAATCTATCAGCAAATAAAATAAATTTAGGTAGTAAAAATGCAACTGAAGCTGTAATAAAAGGAACTTCTTTTATGGGGCAGTTTGAATTATTATTACAACAAATGGAAAACATAACAGAAGCATTAACTACAGCAAGAGTATGGGATGAAGGAGTACCAGCTCCTGATCCTGTAATTGTACCAATAGCAACTAATGCTGCTTCTACTATTAAAAATATGAAAAATTTAATAAAAGACCCTAGTAATAATCCACTACTTTCAAAAATAACTAGAACAATATAATGGGAGAAAAAGATAGTTTATGGGTATTAGTTAATGATTGGTCATTCCAATATACAAAAGGTAATACTCCCTTTAGTGATAACAGGGGGCAATTATTACAACCTAATGGTGAGCCCTTTTTTGAATTTGAAAGTAAACTAAACATTAACTTAATGTTTTCTTCTTTAATGGTTGATGCCGAAGAAAAGATAGTAGATGAATTAGTAAGAAGAAAAGCTTTAGGGCAAGATGTTGAAGAAAGAACAGCTTTTTTTGGTGGTAGATCTGGGTATAGTGCTATATATGAAAATAAAGATGGAAAACCTTGGTTTAATAATGTTTTTGATCCTGATGTTGTTGTTGATGTAAAAGGACCTCCACCACCCGTTATAATAGATGAAGTATATTCTATAGCAGGTAGAGTAGGAGAAAAAGAAACAGAAGTTCCTTTAGAAAAT